GGACAAGAATTGCAAGTTGGAGACCTAGTTATTTACTATGTAGGCAAATATAGAGAATTTGCGACGAACAAAATTGTTAAAATAACAAACCATTTTGTATTTATTGATGAAGGCGATCCTCGGAGCAAACCTTTTAAGCAGAGAGGCGAACAAGTGATTAAAGCCCCCAAGTAATAAAAATTAACTTGACACAGCCCACAAAATAAACAACAATCCCTTCTCACCTTATGATTACATCAGAACAACTACTAGAAAATCGCAGCATCACAGAACCAACGGTCGCAACCCTCATCTTGGAAGTGCCATGGAATGAAACAAATTATGGTAATATTCTACGAATGTTTTTCGATAGCGTAACAGAGGAAGTCTTTGATAACACAGATATTCTCGAATATGAGCCAGTATCTTACGATAGCGAAAAGCAAACCTTTCGAATCAAATATACTCTTGGGGTAGTTGACCTACTAGAGACTGTCGAAACCGTAGCATAATTCAAACACCAAAACAAAATGAAACAAATAAAACTATTCTTCTATCGTTTGTTTAATCGCCGCCAGCCTGTATACGGTGAGCGAATCTTTCAACAGCGCAGCTGGCTAACCAAGCAGGTAGATGACGCAATGTGGAAAAAATACCACGGACTAAATTAAGTTCTTGACAAATTACCCCGAAACAACTACATTTCTCGCGCCCCCCGAAACAACTACTAAACTACTAATACTATGCCTAATTGGACTCACAACAAACTAACCATAACAAACTCCACTCCAAAGCTCGAAGAGTTCCTCAAGGAACACGGCTTGTCTTTTGAGGCTATCGTAAAACCAGAGCGTCCTGAGAATTACGGAGATGGTTGTTCTACTATCGCCGCCCAAACTGATGCTTGGGGAACTAAGTGGGACTTGGATGAAACCGAAGCAAAAGAAACCGCCGCTTCTCTTTTAGAGAATGACGAATGTATTTTCGATACAGCATGGTCGCCACCATCGGAAGCGATTCGCGCACTGAGCGAGTTGACTGGTGCGTCTTTTCTTCTTGCTTACTATGAGCCAGGATGTTGGTTCTGGGGAGTGGAAGACATCTCCGAAGGTTTCATCTACCCCGAGTTAGATAGCAATGAAACACAAGAGCAGCTCCACGAATTTCTTGTCCAATACATGGACTACAGCACCGAAGAGGCTACTGAAGCTGTAGGCTGGGACGAAGAGGACGAAGAGGAAGAAGAAGAGAAGGAGGAAGAAGAATCCAAGGCGTAAATGCCAAACGCCAAATAAGCAAATAACAAATAAGCGCACTGGGAAACTGGTGCGCTTTTCAATTATGCCCCCGATCTAATCAAATAATGCCAAATAAGGAATGAGTGCGCCTAAATAAGCGATAGGGGGAAATGATGGTCAAAAGTGATATGCATAAACCGTTGAGCGTCAACGAGTTACAGCAAAATGACCCCTACGGGGTCTTCTCCGTGTAAGTCGTTCATTATCAACAACTTATGACGAGCAGTCGTAAACCGTTGAGTTTCAACAACTTACGGCGAAACGACCCCGTAGGGGTCGCGTGGGTGTAAGTCGTTGAGTATCAACAACTTACGACGATGATTAACCCTACCCCCGCCAAGGGGTAGGGCATACCATGTATCACTTACCGTTAGAAAGGTCTAGCATATCTTCAGCCAATATCGAGATGAGTTCTTCCGTGTATGCATACGGATCATCGCCGCATGATTGAGCGAGTCTTTCAATCGCATCCCACAGCATAATGCGGGGGCGGTTCTCGTCGTCCTCGTCAACCAAGGCACAGCAGAGTTGGTCAGCTGTTAGATCGGGAACTTGTGAAAGAAAGTGTCCCGCAGCGCGGAGATATAGGGCGGCATTTTTCGGGTCGTTAAGGTCTGTCATAACAGGGAAAAGTTAGTTGTTTCGGGGGGAGTTGTCAAGGTTATTTTCGGGAGTGAGATAGATTTTTCCGTAAGATGTTTCTAACGAAAAAGAGCCGTCTTGTAACTCCACAAAGTTTTCCATGGTATACATGGATTGTCCGATTTCATCCATGATGCGAGCAACAGCCACTTCATCCAGATCATCGCGAGGAATATCAATAGTAATTCTCATAGAAAGAAAAGTTAGTTGATTTGGGGGGAGTTGTCAAGTATTATGCGCTCAATGCTAGAATAAAAAGCAGGAACGCAAGAAACAAAATTTGTCCTATGGTCATGCAGGTTCAATCACAAAGCCCGAAGAATCTTTTTTCGCTTTGCCTTTTTCGACAAGCCCGACAATGACGTTTTGAGGGTCAAGAAAGCGCAGGTCACTTTCGTCACCGCTAACGACACGATACCCTTTCCAATTCTCAGGAAGCGAGCCACGGAAAACCACGGCAACATTTCCACCACTGGCAAGAATAGCGTCAACCAATTTTTCGTTAGACTCAGAACGGGAGAACGTCAACTGATAGTTCGATGGAAATTCACCAGTCAAGAAAGCACTCATTCGTTGCGCTGACTTGGTATAGTCGTAGAAGGTCACTTGAGGAAACAAATCAAAAACAGTTTTGCCGTTCAGTTTAATTTTTTCCCAAGGAAGATCGCTTGTAAGGTTCAAGCGGAAACAAGGAACAAGATTTTTCTTTTGCGCCGATTTGATTGCGGCAGCTATCTCTTTCACAAGTTGCGCCATGAACAAAGCCTTATCTTGAAAGAAGAATTTTGTTTTGGCGATACGGGCAGCTTGAACAGTTGCGAAGATTCCATGTCCCGAAGTGTCAAGACAAGCAGCCTCACAGCCAACGCTTGAATGCTGGCAGGTGTTGTAGCCCGATTTTGTGCTAGGCGCGAGGTGAACGCCGAACGTCTGGAAGCCTTGAGCTTCCCCTTTTTTGATTTTGCTATTTGAAGTAGTTAGTAATTTCATGCGGAGAAAAGTTAGTTGTTTCGGGGGAGTTGTCAAGAATTTACCACCAAGAATCGTAAAAAACTTTCTTGCCGTCCTTGATAGCTTGGCGAGCCGTTGCGATAAACTCCAGGGTTTTTTGCTTGTAGTGGTCATCATCGCGAGAATCAGCACCAAAAAAGAAACCTTGTGTTTCTGGCAAACTGCTACCAAGAATGTCTTGCTCCAGTTTGTCAAGATTTTCCATATTGAGTTCCAGCGGAATGCAGTTGAAGGAGCCATCTTCATCATGCTTCTTGGGGCAACCTTGTTTTTCCCACAGGTTTTCCATCCAGCCATGCAGCGCGTTATGCTTGCGCCAGTAGGCGATTTCTTCTTTGTTTTTTCCTTTTGTAGTGTATGCGAATTGATCGAGTCCCATAGTATTGATTAGTTAGTTGTTAGTGATTTCGTGACGGGCAAAGAATATCATTTTGCGGCAGAGTGTCAACATTTATTTGATTAAAAAATAAAAAAAAATAAACCTTGACAATCTCAGGCAATCGCTCAAGTCGTAAACCGTTGAGCGTCAACGACTTACGCCAAAACGACCCCGAAGGGGTCGCGTCGATGTAACTCGTTGAGTGTCAACGACTTATGACAACCCCGCTTGCGCGGGGGTTGTCAAGTCTTTTTTTCGCTTAGTCGCGGAAGTCCGTTCCGTCGAGTTCGGGCGCGTCCTCGCATCCCTTGGTGACAATCTCCTGCACCTCGATTACAGGGGCGTGACTCGCCACACGGTCAAAGATGCTTTGAGTGGTCATCGTGCGGAAAGGCAGCTTGCTAAGGTCGCCCCCTTTGAGGTTCTCAGTGATGGAATTGTAAAGACTCCAGAGAGTGCGTCCCTTGAACTCTTCATGGCGCGGATTGCGGAACTCTTCAATCGCGGCGTAAATGTCGCGAGCGGGGAACGCTTTGGAATCAACAAGCGTCACCATCAGATCAGCCGCTTGCGCGTCACTGATTTCCGTGGTTTTATAGCGATCAATGCGCAAGCCCATATCGTTCCAATGAGACACAACGCGCCCCACGGCATCGCCAAGCACGCGAGGCAAATCGGTTAGAATGTTGAGGGTGTGGCGGCGAGCGAGCTTCACATCAGAAGCGAAGCAAAGATTCTCGCAAACCATCATGCGATTGCCGATGCAGACAGCGGCAGCAAAAGCCTTGTCGTGAGAGTTGCGCAAGCCAAGCACCACTTGGCGATCATCGCCAGAAATGCCCTTGCCAGTGAGTGCAAAGCCGCCGAAGTAGCGCAAGCCGCCACGGTGCAAAGCGTGTTCCTCTTCCAAGACAGTAAGACCAGCGTTCTCGATTGCCTTACGGGTGAGTGTGACAAGCAGGTCGTGAGGAATCGGGGTGTGTGACTCAGTAGCAGGTGGGGTTTCCACGCCGATGAGTTGCTCGAAGTTGACTTTGTTTTTTGCGATGATGAGTGCCATAATGGTAGTAGTAGTTAGTTAGTTTTGAAGTGTGCCAGTCATTGGCGACGAGGAAAGTGTAGCATTTCGGACGGAATTGTCAATATGTTTTTTCTTTTTTTCACAATTATTTTTGTGCGATTGCGCGAAAAAAGTTCTTGACACTCTCTAACGAAAAACCTCTAACAGATTTTTACTTACAGCGGCAATCTTCGTAAACCGTTAAGCGTCAACGACTTACAGCAAAATGACCCCTTCGGGGTCGCATCGGCGTAACTCGTTGATACTCAACAACTTATGACGCTTAGAAAATCCCCCACCAGAAGTAAGCTGCAATCAGTCGGGGCATGAAGCCCCTTGTCCTTCTGGCGAGAGAAAAATTATTTCTTTTGTTCTGCTATCTGCTTTTTGCCATCGCGTCTAACAAGTTTATTTTGTGCGCGTTTTCTATCGCGTAGATGTTTCCACCATTCGACAGTTCTAACAGAACCTTTTGATTTACTTGATGAAGCCACGACATTCTTTTTTGTTAGATTCTTTTTTGCGATCCTTGAGGGCAAAGCAAGGGGGAGGCATAGGATGTCTTGTTAGGTTGCGCATGTCAAGAGAATTTTGCGCGAGTTGTTTTTTGTGACGTTTCATGCGTAGATGTTGTCGCGGATTGGGATGCGGGTTCTGGCAGGGATGCCCATTTCTTTACACACGGCAGCAAAATCTTTACCGTGTAAAATGCGGCGACCGTTACTGCTGAGAAGAAAACGATTGCCGTTGCGCTTCCATTGGATGTGGTGAGCAATCTCATGCTTCAACACTTCGTCGAAAATCTTAAAAGAGTAGAGAATACGCTTGTCTAATTTGATCTTGCCTTCTGCAACGTAAGCAAGACCCAGATAACATCCTGAGTTCATCCATTGAATTTTGAGATGAGACATGCTCCATTGCTTTAGAGTCATGCGGATGTATTGTTCGATTTCGGAAGTGGTGGCAAACATGGCGGCGAAAGTATTGTATTTTTCGGGGGGAGTGTCAAGAATTTTTAATCAAAAAGCAGCAAAAACTTGTCTGCCATGCAATAGCACTTCTTCTGCGCGAAAGATGTTAGAACCTTGGCACTGAAACTGATCGACCTCATACGGGTTATATCTAACAGAAAGAAAAAACTTATTAGATTGAATGCCAGAAACTAACGTGCCAATGATGAATGCGTGAACATTCTTCTTTTTCTGTTTAAGAACACGCTGACGACCAGCTTCTGACACTTTGAACTGCGCATTTCTAACATAAGCACCTTCGACATGAGCGACAACTTTCCAACGTCCATTCACTTTTGTCTGGACAGACAACTTTTTCTTGTGGAGGTTGAAGTAGATTCTAACGATTTGATTGAGTGGTAACATGGCAAGAGAAAAATACACTTTCTGCGGCTATTTGTCAACAACTTTTTGCGAATAAATAGCAAATAAATAGCAAATAAATAGCAAATAAATAACCTTCAAATAACCTTAGGGGTAGGAGAGGGGGAATCTAACAGATTTTAAGCAGGATGCGTAAACTGTTGAGTATCAACGACTTACGGCAAAACGACCCCTACGGGGTCGCGGCGGTGTAACTCGTTCATTATCAACGACTTACGACGATTGTCTTCGCGCTGCAATGTCAAGACTTTTTTTTGACAATTTTGGGGAGCGGTTAAACCATAAACCGCTCCCCGTTTTGCCAATGCCACCAGAAAATTGTTAGACTTCGAAGCCTTCTTCTTCTAACAGTTCCACAACTGCATCTTGCGCGATGTTTTGCAATTCGGAAAGGTGTAAGCCGTCCCCCCATCGCTCGATGAGTTCTTCCATTTCATCGAGAGCGTTCATCACACAGGGCAAGTCGGGCAAGTCAGCGAGAGACAAGCTGCCCGACATTCTGAGGCAGATGTTATTCATTATCGTTATGCAGCGTTTGCGATTGTTAGTCATGGCGGGGATATGTTAGTTGTTTTGGGGGGATTGTCAAGATTTATTTTCTGTTTTTAAGTATTTCTTCCAATTTGTTTTTATCGTAAAAGAAGCTATCTTCATTCAATTTACCGAAGAAAAAAGATTTTGGCTCATCAGTGTCACTGATCTCATAGTCAAGAGAAGACAAGATTTCATAAATGCTTGTGAGTAGGTGAACGGGAACTTCAATAGTTTGATTTGACATGGCGGGGAAAGAGTAGCAGAAAAAACCAATCAGCGCAAGTATTTTCTTTGATTATTTTTGAAAAAAAAGTTTGTCATACGCGCAAAAAAAACTTGACAAGTCGCGCCATTCGCTCAAGTCATAAACCGTTGAGCGTCAACGACTTACGACAAAACGACCCCGAAGGGGTCGCGTCGATGTAACTCGTTGAGCGTCAACAACTTACGACGATTTGTTAGAGTGTTGAGCCAGCCCCGAAGGGCTGGCTGTGTATTTTTCGTTAGACGAACTCCAGAGTGCCTAACGGAACTTCATCCTCGCGCCCATCCTCAAAGCGGATGAGTGCGCGATTTCCAACTGGAGTATTGACAACTTCGACTAGCTCAACTTCTGAGCCACAGTAAATGACGATTTCGATTTCTTCGATCATGGCGGGGAAAGAATAGAATGTTTTTGCGGGATAGTCAACAAGTTTTTTGTCTTTTTTTTGCATTTTTTTGAGGGGAGCGGCTAACCATAACCGCCCCCCTCTGCCATGCATCAATCCACCACGATTGAAAATTCTTTGTCGATCTTGCCGCATTTCAGGGCAAGAACATTTTCGGGCTTAAAGCAGAAGTAAGAATTTCTGTTTCTGTCCACGGCGAACATGTAACCGCCTTGACGAAGCGCGTCAGTAGCAGGTGAACCAGTCCCTTTGATTAGACCAGTGAAACGATCTTTTGCGTTAATGGTGCGGATTGAGCCATCTTTCTTGACAAAAGTGAGGGAAAAGAATTTTCCTTTTGTTGCTTCGATGAGGGCGGTGATTTCTTCTTTAGTAGGTGCGTTTTGCATAGTATTTGGTTTGTTAGTAGGCGGGGAAAGTTTAAGGGTTTTTGGAGGGTTTGTCAACTTATTTTTTGCTGTTTTTAGCAGAAGTTTGCAAACGTGCAAGAGTATAGCAAGTTGCGCCAAAAACAAGGAAACAAACACAATCAAACAATTGGTTTTTTCCGCCATAGATGGTGAAAGCGCAAAGGCTGAAAGTAGGCGAGAGAGTAACGGCTGCGGATGATAAGATGAGGATTGCATTTTTCATTGTGGTGATGTTGTTTTTTTGTTAGATTATTTGATCCAGTCAGTGATTGCTTTAACGCCATCGGTGATTGCAATGACGATTGTGATACCAACCATTGCAAGGCATACGCCAATAACGATTGCGAGGAGGGCGGCTAGGGCATCAAAGAGAGATTCAGTTGCGTATTTCATATGTGTGGTGTTATTAGTAGGCGGGGAAAGAATAGTGTTTTTTTGTGCATCCGTCAATATTTTTTTTGTTTTATTTTCGAAAAAAAGTTTTGTCATAATGTATTTTTTTTGTTGACAAGCGTCTAACGAAAACGGCTTTTTCGCATAGTGCGTCTTCGTAAAGTGTTGAGCGTCAACGACTTACAGCAAAATGACCCCTTCGGGGTCGCCTCGACGTAAGTCGTTGAGTATCAACAACTTATGACGATGCTACACGGAGGCGATTGTCAACAAGTTTTTTACGCTTTTTCGTTTTTTCTTGCGCGAATCTTGCGGAACTTCCTGAGAGTATAGGCAGCTTCTTTGCGACTAACAGAAATGCAGTTCGCCTCGGTGTCAACAAAAAAAGTGATTTTCGGGGCAATCAATCTGTTTTTTGATGTCAAGATTTGACAATTAGAAGAATAGTAGTAAGTGGTGTAGATGCGGCGTATGATGTGTGTCATGGCGGGGAAAGAATAGTTTATTTTGTGCGAATAGTCAACATTTTTTTGATTTATCCTACGACAACTTCGAAAACTGTTGTGATGTATTCGCGCACGGTGCAGAATGTTTTTGTGGTGATGTTTTCCCAAGGGATGAAATGCTCGACAACTGCGCCATGGTTGCAGTATTGAGCAAGACCATCTTTTGTTGCAATGCCCATGATTTCATCGCCTACGGTGTAGGTTTTGATTTGACCATAACCATAGTCAAGTGTAAACTCTACTTTCGCAAAGTATTTGTCCTCAAATCTTTGTGTTGTTTTGTTAGTGGTATCGAGGGGAATTGCTTTGTAGTGAGGCTTGAGGTTGGGCTGAGCAGTCATAAAGTTATTTTTTGGTAGGGAAAGAATACACTGGAAAGCGTATCAAGGCAAGAGCTTTTTTTATTTTTATTTTGCGATATGGCGTATTTTTTCTTGACAATCTTCTAACGAAAACCGCTTTTTTGCATAGCGCGTCTTCGTAAACCGTTGAGCGTCAACGACTTACGCCAAAACGACCCCGAAGGGGTCGCGTCGATGTAACTCGTTGAGTTTCAACGACTTATGACGATGACAAGGTGGGGGGAGTTGTCAAGCTTTTTTTTTATTTATTTTCTATCTGCTATCAGGAACAACAGCACCGCAACAATCAAGAGAAAAATCATTTTTCTGTTAGATGTTAGTGTTCGATCACGAAACCGCTTTCGTCTTTTTTCGCCTTGCCTTTTTCGACAAGTCCAACAATTTTTCCCGCGCCGTCAAGAAAACGCAAATCCGTTTCATCGCCATTTACTACTTCCGCGCCTAACCATTTCGAGGGCAGCGACTTTCTGAAAACCATTGCGACATTGCCGCCAGACTTCAAAATTGATTCAGCGATTGCGCCGTTAGTCTCAGACTTGGAAAAAGTTAGATGATAATTTTTCGGCATTTCACCAGCAAGAAAAGCGGTCATTCTTTCGGGTGACTTCGTGTAATCATAGAAAGTAACTTGCGGGAACAAGTCAAAAACACTTTTGCCGTTGAGTTTGATTTTCTCCCAAGGTAAATCACTGGTAAGATTGAGACGAAAAACAGCGGTTAGATTTTGTTTTTCGGCAGATTTAACGGCGGCAGTAATTTCTTTGATTAGTTGCGACAAGAAAACGGCTTTATCCTTAAAGAATAAACGAGTTTTTTCGATGCGTGAATTTTGCACGTTGGAGAATGCGCCCATGCCAGCAGTATTGAGACAGGCAGCGGCACAACCTGCGCTTGCATCTTTGCAGACGTTGAAGCCAGAGAGAGAGGCGGGAGCGAGGTGAATTCCGAACGTGCGGAAACCGATTTTTTCACCTTTGCGGATTTTAGCATTTGCTGTGGTAAGTAATTTCATGACAGGGAAAAGTTAGCAGATTGAGAAAAAAAGTCAACAGTTTTTTTTGTTTTATTTCAGATTTTGCACAGTGTGAGAAATTCTGATGAACCAAGCGCAAGAAGCCAAGAAGCCAATGATTGCGCAAGCGTGTGATTCTGTGGTGGTGGATTGTGCGCCCCAAACAATGAACACGATGCACATAATGAGTGAGATGATCGAAGAGGCAAGGATGATGAAGTATTTCATGACGGGGAAAAAGTAGCATTTTATAAGCTAACGCGCAAGTATTTTTTTCTATTTTTTATTTATTTTTTTTTGCGTCATAGTGCATTTTTTTGTTGACAAACTCCTAACAGAAAACGCTTTTTTTAGTTGTTAGAAGCCTAACAGATTTCGTAAACCGTTGAGCGTCAACGAGTTACACCAAAATGACCCCTTCGGGGTCGCCTCGACGTAAGTCGTTGAGTATCAACAACTTATGACGATTCGAGGCGCAGCGTAAGAACTGTTAGAAGTCGCCGCAGCAGCCATCCATGCCCCACTCGCTGATCTCATGGCGATCTTCGTAGGCGGCATCGAGCCAATAGTCTTCGTTGCCTTCGTCACTGTAATCCGTCCAATGCCCATCGAGGTGGGAGTCATCAAGAAAGATTTCTTCTGGAGGGTCAGGGAGTTGATCGGCAGCGTCTGCGAAAGCTTCGCAAGCGGCAACATATTCTTCGTATTCGGCGGGGCAGTTGATGAAAGGGTGGTTAAACATGACGGGGAAATTATACTCCGAAACACATAGAAACGCAACAACTTTTTTCTATTTTATGCAAAAAAAAAGTTTTGTCATAAAGCGTTTTTTTTCTTGACAAACATCTAACGAAAAAAGGTTTTTAACACGCTGCGTCTTCGTAAACCGTTGAGCGTCAACGACTTACGCCAAAACGACCCCGTAGGGGTCGCGTCGATGTAACTCGTTCATTATCAACGACTTATGACGATTGTATTTTTTTTTATTTTTTTCTTGACAAGGGAGCCAGCCTTGCGACTGACTCCCGATCTGTTAGATGTTAGACTACGAGGTCAATTCCAGAGATGTGAAGATTGCGATATTTACTTTCGCCGCCATCATCAACGTCTAACGCTTTTACAGTGACGTATCGCTTGCCGTTCGCGGCAAATGCTACTTTGTCCACCGCTTCAATCTTGAGAACGCGAACGCCATCAGCTTTGACTTTCGAGTTTTCAGCAAAGTAGCGCACGGTTTTGTTGACGAGGGCGGAAACGACTTGTTCGGTAGGTGTATTGTAATCGAAGAACATAACGAGGAAAAGATAGAAGATTTTTGCGGTATTGTCAAGATTCTTTTATGAAAACTGAGATTATCCAAGCGGAACAGCAAGCAGTGAAAAGAGAAAGCGATCCCAAAAGATAAGTTGTCATATTTTGAGGGCAGCACACAAGAAACGAAAGACTTGCAAGCGGAGATAAAAAGCCGCTAGTCACAAGACAAATAGCGATAGTTGATTTGATATTTTCGATGGTTGATTTCATAGTAGTTAGTTGGTTGCGAGAGAAAGATAGAAGATTTTTGCGAGATTGTCAATAAGTTTTTTTGATTTATTTTTCGACAATCTCAAAAACTGTTGTGATGTATTCGCGCACAGTGCAGAATGTTTTCGTGGTGATGTTTTCCCAAGGGATGATTTGTTCAATCACTGCGCCATAGTTGCAGTATTGAGCAAGACCTTCAGTCCTTGTAACACCCATGATTTCATCACCTACTGCGTAGGTTTTGATTTGACCATAACCATAGTCAATCGTCAATTCAACTTTTGCAAAGTATTTATCCTCATATTTTTCTGTTGCTTTGTTAGCAGTATTGAGGGCGATTGCTTTATATTGTGGCTTGAGGTTAGGTTGAGCGTTCATGGTTAGTATTGGTTGACGGGGAAAGTGTAACGCATAACGCATGAAAGCGCAAGAACTTTTTTATCTTTTTTTCTTTTTTTATTTTGCGGCATAATGCATTTTTTTCTTGACAAAACTCTAACAGAAAATGTTTTTTCGTGCATAGTATAGCACAGCGTATGCGTAAACCGTTGAGCGTCAACGACTTACGCCAAAACGACCCCGAAGGGGTCGCGTCGATGTAAGTCGTTGAGTATCAACAACTTATGACGATTGTTATTGTGCGATGCTGTCAAGTTTTTTTTCGTTAGACTAACAGTTTTTTTTCTGTTAGCCTAACGGTTTTTTTCGTTAGACTAACGGATTTGAATGAAGTGCAGTGACTGATAGCCAACCCAACCTTTTTCAAAGATGGCAAAGTTTTTTTCATCCCAATGCGAAAAAATTCCGTAGTTTGTTTTTGTTCCTTTTGTTAGAAGGCTAACAAGTTTTGCGTGAACGGCGGCGAAGTAAGCGGGAGTAAGTGAAGAAGTTTTCATGACGGGGAAAGTGTAACGGTTTTTTCGGATTAACGCAAGCTTTTTTTTGTTTTATTTATATTTTTTATTTCGACCATTCCATTTACTTCGTGAGCTATTTTTTCAGCCTTAGCAAGCAATTCTGAGAATGTTGAACCGATATTGTTAGGAGCGAAACAATTAACGAATGCGCCTTCTGAGTTTCTGATGATAATGAGCTTTTTCATGACGGGGAAAGTGTAGCGGTTTTTTGCGATGAAGTCAACAATTTTCTTTTGTTTTTTTTGGGGGGGAGTATTGGAACTTATGCCAGTTCCTCGGCTTCGATGATGTCATCATCGTGCAGGTGCTTGGGGTGAAAAGGGCAAGCACCAAGAAAACCAACATAAGATTTTTCATTGGCAGTAAACTCGACTTCCCAGTCTGCCCAATTATCATCCACACGATCAGCGATGGAAACGAAAGACAAGTCGGAAACGGTGGATGCGGAGAATTGAAGTAACTTATTCATGACGGGGAAAGTGTAACGCGAAACGCGTAGAAACGCAAGAACTTTTTTGTATTTTGTGAAAAAAACTTTTGTGTCATGCGTGAAGAAAAAACTTGACAAGACCCCCCCTATTTCTCAAAAAGTGCGCGACAGTTCTGTTAGAAAACGGCGGGGGGGATACTATTCTCAGTCTCCCAAACTCCCACCAACATCACTCTCCACCCAGAGCGCCAGACGATGTTATGTGCTGCTCCGCACCAGACCCCCCACCCCTTTTGTCAAAATCGCGAGTCGCTTTCTAAGAATAACCTAAAAAAACCCAAAAAAAATCCACGCCCCCCATTTTATAAAACCTTTTGTAATCAAATAAAAGGTGTAATACACTATGATGTCCGTTATACGCTACGAAAATATTCCAGTCTCTATGCCCCGAAACGATTCGGCAGGTAAGAAATACATTGCACCCGCAAACAGTGTATCTATCTCTCATTCCGCGAAAACAAATGCATATAGAACTCTTGCCGCGAATACTTTTCCAGATATGAGAGTTGGTGGCAGCACAGACACGAAAATAACTATCGCGTTTCCGCTGTGCAATAAGTTTGCCAATAATGTTTCTTCTGCTGATTCATACAATTTCGGATCAGGCGTTTTCGCTAACCTTACAGGAACAGGCAGCACTGACATAACAATCGGGGGTCGAACATTCAGTGGATGTTACCTTGACGGTTTGTCTGTGGACATAGTGCCATTTCAAGCTGCAACGATGTCTACATCTTTTACATGCACGAATCCACCTACAGGTTTAACAATGCTTTCGGGGCTAAGTACAGGTGAAACAAACATGACCAGCAAATTTGCGTATGGTCATTTCGCAGTACTTTCGGGGGCAGATAATTATTCTTCTGACGTTCACTCTAGTATTTCTTTTTCTCTTGATTTAAAAAGAACCTATTCCTATGCGATTTCTAAGCGCAACGCTTACAATGTCTTTTTGGATGAAGCATCAAAGCAACTACAAATCAAAGCAACCAACATAAAAACATTTATTAATGAGTCTGGGGCATTGTCTTCTTTTTCTGTTGATTTAAAAAATGAATCGGGTGAATACGTTTTGCCATCAGGAACGCTATCAACTTCTTCTCGCGGCAGATTAAATGCCCAAAATCTATCTTCTTCGCCACCAAATATTTTCATCGCAGATGTAACTATTGACGAACCATTGCTATAAATGGGTGTAAACTATACAAATGCCTAAAAAACGATTTAGTCAGTCGGACTCGGTTGAGATTCAATTGAATCAAACCAGCAAAATTAAAACAAAGAAAAAGAATTTCAGATTCACCCCAAAACAGGTTCAACTGCTTGGGATGATACTAGACCCCGAAAATAAAATCATTTTTATATCTGGAGCTGCGGGAACTTCTAAAACATATATGGCACTCTACGGAGCAGTCGAAATGATGTCAGAAGATTCTGAAAAACAACTGATTTATATTCGCAGCATCATTGAAAGTGCTGATAAAGGGCTTGGTAGCTTGCCTGGAGATATTGCAGAGAAGTTCGATCCGTTCTTGATGCCTCTCTACGATAAGTTGGAGGAGATTGTTTTGCCGCAAGATGTGGCGCATCTTAAATCAACAGGAAGAATAAGTGCCGCACCAATTAACTTTTTGCGTGGAGCAAGCTGGACGAACAAAATCATTGTCGCCGATGAAGCTCAGAACTTTTCCGCGAAAGAACTTATTACTTTGATTACAAGGATTGGAGAAGGTTCAAAGATTATCATCTGCGGCGATGCTATGCAGAGTGATATTGGCAAGCTCAAGACAGGCTTTATGCCTTTGCTCAATACCTTTAATGATGAAGAAAGCAAGCAAAAAGGAATTCAAACATTCGTGTTCACTAAAGAAGACATTGTGCGCAGTGAAATCTTGAAATTCATCGTGAAAAAGTTAGAAGAGAGCGACTTTCATGTGTAAATAATTATAACAGGGTTACACACAACGCTCGCAGCGAAATGCAGGAAATATACGTGTATTCCCTGCCTTTTCGTGCCTTTTTTTATATTGAAAAAGTGGTAAAAAAACTCATTATTAATTATGAGCGTTATTTACTGTTCTGAGTGCGGAAAAAAGCACGAATACAATTTTGCAAAGCCCAACTTTTGTTCTAGTTGTGGCAGTCCCTTCGGGGCAGCTAAGCTTAAAAAGCAAAAGCCTAAAGAAGAAGAAGAGGAAGAGGACTACGATGATGAAGAAGAGGATGAGGATGAAGAAGATTTCGACGATGATGGTGAATCATTTACCAATGCTTCTCGCGTTCCAAACATTCGCAAAATCCAAGTAGAAGTAGAAACATCAGCAGTCTATAGCACTTTTGATTTGGGATCTCTTATTGGTTCTGAATCGAATCCAGTGCCAAAAGGTTCAACACCTCAAAGAAGAAACCGTCCCACTTCTCTCGAAGACTTTAAACAGAAAAGAAAGTAAGTGGAATCTCCTAAAAAAAAGACATACGAAGAGTGTTATGCTATTATAGACACTGTTGTTTCAAAATATCAAAGCAAGTGGAGACTTAACGCTATAAACTGGTTTGACTTTGAAGATGTAGCGCAAATTGTTAAAACTCACATTTTCAAAAAGTGGCATTTGTGGGATCAAGAGCGACCATTAGAACCTTGGGTTTCGAGAATCGCTTCTCATCAAATTAAAAACATAGTACGCAACAATTACACGAACTATGTTAAGCCTTGTATGTCTTGCCCCCACAATCTTGGAGATAATCTATGCTCTTTGACAAAATCAGGAGACCAAAACTCTTCCTGCAAGCTATATGCAAAGTGGGCTAAATCAAAACGCCAAGGATATGGCGTAAAGATGCCACTAGCAATGGAAAACCACCAGCAAGAGATTGATTCGTTTACTGATTCGGGTGTTGATTTTGATGCATCTATCCAAAAACTAAATGAAGTTCTAAAAAAAGAATTATCAGACGAACATTATCAAGTGTATATGATGTTGTTCTTTCAAGATGCGTCAGAAGACGATGTGGCAAAGTATATGGGATATAAAACTTCTGAAAAAAACCGTGCCGCTGGCTACAAACAGATTAAAAATCTCAAAAAAATGCTGAAAGAAAAAGTGCAACAAATCATTGCCAAAAACGACATCATATTATGAGTTTAAACGACGAACAAAAACAAAAAGTCCAAGAGGCTTTTGGGAAGAATCCCGATTTGAATGAAATTGTCAAACATGTATTTGATAATCCACAACTCGACGGTCGTTCGAAAGAAGGACGCGAAGTAAGAAAGTATATGGTAGCAGCAGGTATGAAATTTAATACTGCTCGCCGCGAAAAAAAAGAAGATATTGTCTTTTCGCCACAACAACGGCAATTTATTATTGATCAGGCGAACACTGGTCTATCTTCGTTGGCTATCGCTGAACTACTTTTCCCAAAACAGGAAATCAAGCCGCTGTCTATGGAACAGCGAGCTGTTTTCGCGTTGATGAGAGAGATTAATCCCGACTACAATCCTTCTCAAGACACAGACGCTGTGCTGTCAAGCTACGTGGCTCCGAAGGCGGCAGGTAGAGTCGTGAAAAAAATTAACGATGCGACTGGAAATGTATTCGAGGAAGATAAGATTAATCGCCAGCACAGGATTTGTGTAGACAAATTAACAATTAACTTAAATAACTCTCGTTTCGTGAAAATCATGAACAATTACACCTTGAAAGATGATAGGGAGTTGTTCGAGCAAGAGTTTATTCGTTTAACTTGGGATAAGCCTGATTTAACATCAGACGAAATTAACCTATACATGAACGTGTGCAAAGAAATCATTAATCTTGAGGTGATTAGTAAGCATTTGAACAAGCTTAACGATATGTTCGATATTGCTAATGATCAGGAAGAAATGAGCGTTAGACTCGCGGAAATTATTAAAGCAAAAAGCAGTGAATATCACCAATGCGAAACACGTATTGAAAATCTAACTAAAAAACTTCAAGGAGACAGATCATCCAGAATGCAAAGTAAGCAGAAAGAAAATGCTTCTCTTTTGGCGTTGGTGCAATTCTTCCAAGATGAAGATGAGCGTAAGAACATGGTCAAAATCGCGGAAATGCAAAAGGCTTTAGTATCAGAAGAAGCGAATAGACTAGAAGGAATGGATGAATGGAAAGCAAGAATTCTCGGAATATCAAAGTATGATGTCATTTAATTGTAAAGAGTGCAATGAGTCATTTGATTCATTAAAAAGCCTACACCATCATTTCAAGAAACACGATATGATGTTGGGCGATTATTACGTTAAGCACTATCCACGCTTCAATAAGCTAACGAGTGTTCCTATTCAGTTCAAAACGTATGAGGATTACATGGAAAGAGATTTCGCCACATACGATCAATTAGTCGAGTGGTGTGATACAGCGAATCAGGAAGAAGTTGGGACATATATTCTTTCATTGCTTAAAAAGCGCATAGAAAAAAAGGACTTGGATTATGGTCCCTGCTCGACTGAATTGTTCACATCAGACTTGCCGCCAATTAGAGTATACAAGCGTATCTTTGGTAGTTACAAAAAGGTATGCGATGAATGTGGCGTTAAACCAATGTTTGGATCGAACTTACCGCAAGAATTCCATAACGATTACAGAGACGTAAAGATTTTGATTGATACAAGAGA